CAAAGCAAATATTGTTCAAAGTAAGTTAGCGGCTGATGCAGTTGATGAAGCTTCCGATGCTTATGATTTTGGTTCTAAATATCTTTTGAAAATGAAAGATATGCTGAACGCTACAACCAAAGAGCAAATAAAGTTCAATGATGCTCAAATGTTGGGTAGTGCGGGAAAAGAGGCTAAAATTGCAGGAACCGAACTTGAGAAATATTTAGCTACCCGTGAAATAATAAGTAAGGCAGGATTCAAACCGGTTACGGGCGTACCACTTACTGCGGGCGTACAAGGACAGACTGGAGTAGCAAGCAAGGAAAATATTCAATTAGAGCAATCAGCTTTAATGACTAAGGAGCAGCTTATTCTTAAAAATGCCAACGCTCAAAAGTTATATAATGAACAACAAGCGCAAGCGAATAGTTTAGCTGAAATCGGCGCAGGCGTATTCACAGACTTAGGCAACGCGATGCTTACAGGTCAAGACATGGGCGAAGCATTGGCCAATACGTTTAAGAAGTTGGCCGCAGACCTTGCGCAAATGGTAATAAAGGCATTGATATTTAAAGCTATTATGGCCGTAATTACAAGCGGAGGATCGGAGGCAACTGGCGGAGCAACGGCCGGAATGTCTATATTTAACGGAATGAGTTTTGCCGATGGCGGTATTGCTTCCGGCCCTAAATCCGGTTATCCGGCACTATTGCACGGAACAGAGGCGATATTAAACCCCGGCCAATTCAAGAACCTTACTTCTAACATGATGAACATGGGAGCCATGCAAGGCAAGTCAAACGATAGCGGCGGATTTGTAGCAAGTACAAGCATACGAGGCAGCGAAATGCTATTAATGATTAAGCGGGCAGAGGCAAACATGGGATTAAAAAGAGGTTAGTATTGAATAATACACTACATTTACAATTCATCTTACAATAACGGTTTTTTAGACAAAGGCCCGCGCTTTAACGACGCGGGTTTTTTTATTGTATCTTTGTGCTATATGGCATACGCAGTTAAATACCGCATTACACAGGCTACACAATCGGGAACAATACAATACTTGGATATACTTGAAGATGCTTATTCGGGCGCTGTAATCGAATACCCGGCTATTGCATTGAACCTTCAATATATCCCTTCCTCAGATGACGCCTTTGAGCCTATTTATGCTTCGCAGTTATCGGTATCTATTGATGTGACCGATGATGTAGATAATATGCCAGACTTTACTACATTGAACGATAAAAAATATTTATGTAAGCTATATTACGGAGCTGCTATTAAGTGGCAGGGATGGGCATTGAGCGATGAAGTGTTATTTGCATTCACAACCGGCCGGAAAGAAATATCCTTTAATGCGATATGTGGTTTAGGCTTACTGAAAGACATTGATTTTTCAACGGCATCAACCGATTTTAGCAATAATATTTTACATTATTTGACAAATTCTATCATCAAAGTAGGATTTCCAACTGCGCCAAATATCCTGACTTCATGCAGTATCTATTCTGCAACGATGGACAATAGGACAGGATCACCAGAAAATGAACCGTGGTCGCAATCTTACATGGCATTGAATAACTTTGTAGATGTGCAGGAAAACAATACAGGCGTGCTTCGTAATAAATATTCATGCCTTGATGTTGTTCATGATATATTATACTCATGGGGCTGCCGAATATTCATGTGCAATGGCGAATGGAATATTATACAGATTAACCAAATGTTTGAAAACACAAGGTATTATACCCGTTACGATAGCACAGGAACGCTTATCGATTCAGGTACATTTATAGGCAATAAAAATATACCAGACAATGTAGTTTTTGTGAACGGTAACCAAACGAAAATATACAAAAAGGGATATAATAACTTTATAGGATTTAAGCAAATAGAGTTTCAATCCAATATGCTTTACAACCCATTGCTGAAACAATATACGGGCAATGATGCTTTATTGTGGACTGAAACGGTTGGAGGAACGGGATATGTAGCCATTAAAGCTAATCAGGATAAGAACGTTAACGCGTTTATATTAGCACTTGGCGATAATATAACAGGAGCATTGGCGCAAGTTGAAAGTAATACGTTAATACCTATTTTCTACGGTGATTCGCCAAAATTACAATTTCGGATTTACAGTACCGAATTCATCACAAATGTAGGTGGAACGGTTCTTCCGCATTGCCTTATTAGGCTTATATTGACTACTTCAGTAGACAGTTATTATTTAAACGATGCCAATGAATGGGCTGTGTATACTATCGGTGTCAATGCTTTTTATCAGGTTAATGATAAAGGAAATAATACTTTAGTAAACTTAGAAGAAATACCGCCAGTTCCCAATACGGGAACGCTTTCATTTGGTATCTTTATTGGCGGGGCAGGCGTAGCAACACAGCCGGCATTGATTGCAGGTGATTTTGAGGTAAGTATTTCAAGTCAGATTAAGTCTGTATTAATGACTGCAAGCATAAACGATGATGAAACATACAGAAAGGATGCAGTATTCCCGCATGGTTATAATATAGATACCGATTTTTCAGGGGCTACTCCTTCATTCATGGGCGCAGTAACAAACATAAACGGTTGGCAGATGCAGGGTTGGTATATGTTCGAGCGGTTTAGTGTTGACAATTTCGATTCATTGGCTCAATTAATGTTCAAGAATTATATTAATATGTTCCGTAAGAATATTATTAATATAGATGCCTCAATAAGTGGCGAAGTAGATGCGATGGATGTGTTCACTTTTGATGATTTAGACCCGGCACAGATAAGCGTTACCGGCAATAAATACATATTAGGAAATAGCACATTTTACGGTCAAATAAACGAATTACAGTCAACATTCCTTGAAATAGATAATATACCGCAGGATGTTACAATAACGACCATATTTGACAACGGAGTAGATCCGGGCATATCGTTTTCAGTTGCCGGTGCTTCAACTACATCGCCGGGGGCCTGTGCTTTGACTTCATACACTTTAACGAAATATAGCACACAATTCTTGCCGGTGGTAGGCGATGTGATATACAATAACGCTTCGCTTACTACCGTATTTCCGGGCAGCGGGATTTGGTGGAAGTTCTTCATTCCGTACTACAATACAGTAAGGTCATACAGAATAAGTGCAAGCGGTGTAATTCTGGAAGCAAATACCTGTTAATTAAATTAAAAGTATTATATTAGCGAATAAATAAGTAAAAGCAGGGCTATTTTGGACATAGCCCCCAACAAGTGACAGGATAATAAAACATTAGAAGTGTTTTATTTTTTTCGGCTTGTTGTTGCTTTTTTGTGGAGCGTAAAGGTATATAATTTTATATGCCTTTTGCTTTTTTCGCACATTTAACATAACGACCAATTATAGGCGTTTCCATTTCCTTTTGTTTTTGCGAGATTTCTCGGTTATGGTCCAGCCTACGGCAAAAATCTACTAAAAAAAATAGTTTAAATTTGTGCAATGGCACAACCTATCAACGGAAGGAATATAATTTTGTATAAATACGATTCCACATCGTATGAAAATATACCATTTGCCTGCGCCTTATCGGGTGATTTTTCGATATCTACCGAGGAAAAGGAAATTACTTCGCAAAGTTCTGCATGGTTTCGGGAATACAGACCGGGCATTTCTGAATGGTCAATGACTATATCAGGCCTTATGAAGCTAAGTAACACTTACAATTACCTTTATATTCTTGATGCAATTAAAAATAGAGAGGAATTTTTGGTAAAATTCGTTATTGATAATGGCGGAGTACTTGGACTTAGTATCGTATCTGGCAATGTATTTTTCCGCAATGTGGCGTTATCTGCGCCAGATGATGCACTAAGCACCTACACGGCCGAACTTCGCGGATCTGGATTATTCAGTACTTCAGGCACAACAATAGCCCCAACGGGGGTAATAATTATTTCAGGAACTACCGTACAAGTGTTTCAAACAACGGCAACAGACGGGCAGACGGCTATTGCATTCCCCGGCACAATAGGACTTGATTTATTATACGGCAGCCGTGGCGGTATGGCCATTCAGCCTATCGGAACGCTTACTGGTAATGGTGCAACATGGAACACGGTAACCGGAACGCTTACATTGGCTACACCGGCAGTAGGTGGTGAATTAATATTGATTTTAGCACAATAAATAAAATTATGAAATACATACTAATATTACTATTACTTATCAATGTGGCTTACGGT